CCTTTATATCAGCTGTAATTCTACTCACATAACATACGAAAACTATAATTATTATTGTGGAAAAAGCTCTAGGAACATTATTTCATAACCAACTGATACCCCAGTTTGTAGAAAAAAGACACAAACTTGGAATGTCTCAAATGGATTTAGATGAGAAAATTGGAGTTGCACGAGGTTTAGTATCTAAATGGGAAGTTGGAATACGTAAACCTAGTGGTTATTTGTTTTGTGTATGGGCAGAAGCTTTGGGATGTGAAATGTGTCTAAAAGAAAAGACACTATAAAAATACCTCAAATGTGGTTCTTCCAAATAACAAGGGAAGAACGTGTCCAATACCAAATATGTAACGTAACTGAATGTTCAGAACACGGAATATTCAGCAACGATAGTTGTAGAAGTTGGTACTGCGGAAAACACATGGAGGAGAATTATGACAGACCCAATAAATCCTGATTACTATAAAAATTATTCTATCGAAGTAACTGACGCAATACAATCATGGGGATTATCATATTGTCAGGGCAATATTATTAAATACATTGTGAGAAGTGGTCGTAAGACAACAAACCCACAACAAGATTTAGAAAAAGCTCTTTGGTATTTAAAAAAGGAGCTATCTAAATATGAACAACTATCAGAAAACAGTATTACGCAATCTGATAAACAAGATTGGGCGTACACCCAACAAAAGAAAAAAAGAACCCCTACCCCCACACGAAAGAACAGAAATTTGGATAAACAAAATTCTAGTGTTCGTACTTAAACATGGGTTTCTTGAAGGTAATACTTTTGCAGAGTTTGAAAAAAAATTCAGAGCTGGAAAAATACCAAAAGCTTACATAACAAAAATTAATTTAGCTATGAGGAGAGCAGAAAATGAAAAACAAAAACAATATAAAAAAAAGACCTAATGGCATTGGTGGTACTGACGCCAACAAATTAGTTCATGATGATTCATGGTTAGAATTATATGATCTTAAAGTTGGTAATACTGAACCAACAGATTTATCTGATGTCTTACCTGTACGCATAGGTACTATTACAGAAGATTTAAACCGAGAATGGTTTACAAAAGAAATGGATTTGCGTGTTACACAAGAAACGCAACTTTGGTACAACAAATATATTTACGGAAATTTAGACGGATTAGTTGTAGCTGGTATGGAAGGTGAAGATGTTCCTTTAGCTGTGTTTGAAGCTAAACATTCAGGTCAGTTTATGGATACACCAAAACAACATATCAATTTAATTGATCGGTATTACCCTCAACTACAACATTACATGATGTGTGCTAAACTTAACAAATCATATCTATCGATATTTTTTGGCAACAGAACACACAAAATTTTTACGATTGAAGAAGATCGTAAGTTTCAATCACTTCTATTGAAAGCATACAAAGTATTTTGGATAGCTGTAAATACAAAAAGACCAATAGATACAAACTGGAGAGAATTACATGGCATCACAGATGAACCAATTACAATATCCAAATAATGCTGGATACAAAAAAAGACGTACAAGTAAAATTGCTGGTTTAGAAATTACTAAGAAAGCTCCTACTATACGCAAACAATGTTTACAAATTGTTAAAAATAAAAATACGTATGGAGCTACCCCTGATGAAGTAGCAGATTTATTAAATCTGTCTATTCTAAGTGTACGTCCAAGATTTTCAGAACTAGTGTTGAAGGGGTGCATAAAAGATACAAAATCAACACGCAAAAACAAAAGTGGTAAGTCTGCTATTGTTTGGAAATACGTTAAAAATGAATAAGGAAACATAATGTCAAAATCTAAATGGAGAGTTGAAATGTACATAGGTGATTACAGCAGTCCAATAATAGATAATGCTGAACTAGTAGATTGGTTTACTATTTATGCAAAATCAAAAAAATCAGTAGTTAAATATTTACTACATCACAATATTAGAATTGAGGAAATGCCTAATGATAAGGAAAATAATTAATTTTATTACAGGACGAACATTAGAAAACGAGCCTTCACGTATGAAGTACGTGTGGGTTAACATAATAGAAACAACTAAGAGGAGTTGATATGAATAAAGAAAACACAAAAATTGTTTGGGATAATTTCAAACATACAGACCCTAAGTTTACTAAAAGGTTTAGATCAAAATTTGGTCGTGAGCTTACAACTGTAGACCCAATGTATCAAATCATGCGTATGACAGAAATGTTTGGCCCAGTAGGTCAAGGTTGGACATATACAGTTAATTATACTTATACTGACAAACTTGTATTTGCAGAAGTTGCTGTAGCAACAGACAAAAACAAAGAAGGTTTTTGGAATCATTACGGCCCAGTTAGTTCAGTAGAACCTTTATACAATTCTAAAGGTAACTTAGATGACGAAGCTTGTAAAAAAGCTATGACAGATGCTCTTACAAAAGCATTTAGTCATTTAGGTTTAAGTGCAGATGTATTCTTAGGATTGTTTGACAATAATAAATACATTCAACAAATGACAGAAAAGTTCAAACCACAAGTGGCAGACGCTTCTAAAATTAAACTAGCAACAAAATAGAAAGGAATATTATGTATAATTTTATTACACTAGTTGGACGTTTGGGTGCAGACCCTGACGTCAAAGAAACTACCAAAGGCGACAGTTATGCGTCTTTATCATTAGCGACTAACGAACGTTACAAAGCTAAAGATGGTGACTACAAAGAAAAAACACAATGGCATAAAGTCATGGTGTTTAATCCTCAAGTTGCTTCTAGCTTAGCTAAATATATGAAGAAAGGTGATACTATTATTGTTCAAGGACAAGTAGAATATCGTTCATATGAAAATGATGGTATTACAAAATATGTAACTGAGATAGTTGTTCCACGTTTTTCAGGTAAAGTACAATTAATTCCAATGAATAAAGGTAATGGTCAACCAGCTAAAGATTCTGCATCTACATCAGCAGAACCAACAGTTGATATACCATTTTAATAAAGAGTTAAGTGGGCAACAACACCCTCCTCCTTAAATTGGGTACAGGTTTTACTTCGTGTTTTTTTCCCTGTTAGTTGTTGTCCACTACTAGAAAGTTTATATGAAAAATGAATTAAGTAATGTAATTATAGTTCGTGTAGCTCAAGAATTTGGTTATACAAAAGATCAATTAATTTCTAATAGACGTGACATACTTTTATTTGTAGCACGACAATATTTATATCATTATTTAGACTACTACGTAGGCTTAGAAATGGATGAGATTGCTGAAATAGTTCAAAAAGATCGTTCATCTGTTTGGCAATCATTAGCTACATTTGAAAAAAATATAGGTCGTAAAAAAGATTATACGAAAGAGTTTATGCGTATCAGTGAAATAGTGCGTAGCATTACTATAAATTATATGGACTACTTTGGTTATGATACTACGAAATGGCAATTTAGAAGTAGAAGAAATGTACTCGCTGGAACAGATATTTCACGAGTGGATAGATTACTTGATAGATATTGGCAGAGTCAAAAGAGAAAACGTAAATTGGAAGCTTCTACAAGAAGCTATACTAGAAATGGAGATCAGAGCATATGTCGATAGTGGACGAAAACTACATTAAAGAATCAATTATGGAAGCCGAAGGCTACCGAGATACAATATATCTATGTACAGAAAATCATAGAACGATTGGATGGGGTCATAAATGTATTGAAGATCATTGGCGTGATGACACAGCGTACCCACAAGGATACTTACGAGAAGTATTTGATATTGATTTTGCTAAAGCGAAATCGCAAATGAAAGAACTATTAGCTCAAGAAGATTTAGATATTAAATCTGATGCTCAAAACATTTTGATTGAAATGATATTCCAAATGGGAAAGAATGGTGTATCAAAATTTCGCAATATGATGAAAGCGTTACGTGGACATAACTATTCTTTAGCAAGTTCTGAGATGTTAGATAGTCTTTGGGCAAGACAAACCCCTTCAAGAGCAAAAAAATTATCAAATTTAATGCAATCTATATAAACATATATTTATAATACGCTCAGAATCTAATGATTCTTTTAGGTACAATCACACAGCGAAAGTGCTACAAACGCTCTGAGAGCTAAATATGAGCTATTTTTTCCAGTTAGTTGCTACTTTTTCAGCCGATCTACCAGCAATATAGCCACCAACTCCTATTGTAAGCAAATTCCACATTTGATCAGGAATTGATAGTTCAATTACTGTTCCAAAAAAGAAATTTGTAAAAGGTGCTATGATATAATTATTAGCAATTACAATTATACAAATCCACATCAAAGCTGGACGCCAAGTTGCTGTAAGCCAATGCTTTGATTCTGCTTCGGCTTTGATAATATTTGATTTAGCTATAAGCTCCTCATGATCACCATTCAATAATTGTGTATTAAGTTCATGTTTAAGCTTTTCTTTTAAATCTTTATCAGGCACAGCTTTATCAACTATGCCACCGACAATCTTTGCTATTGGCCCAACAGCATTTAATAAAGGTAACATTAAAATATGTATCCGTAGATAATCATACCTAATATAACTACTAATGCACCTACAACCATTTTACCTCTTTTGGTTAAACCTTTCCAAAAGTCTTTTATCTTATCCATAATTTCTCTCCAATCTATCCATAGAAATAAAATTTTTTTCCTGAATATGGTTATCCCAGATAGCTAATTCGACAATGCCGTAAGACCATCCAGTCATATTAAGCTTTGCATAGCTCTCAACATGGTTCATTGGCAACGCACATCCAACATTAATGACACGTACATACTTTTTATCGCCAATTTTGGGAGCTTTCCAGTCTCTGTCTTTGTGTGTATGTCCAAATACTAAGTCATGTAAACAATCATTAGCTATAGAAATTTCTGCATTACGACCACCATATTCTTTACCCATTATATTTTTAGGTACATGCGTAAACCCTACTCCACTTATAAAAAAAATATCTCCGTACTCAGATGTCGTCCATCCAGCATTATGATATGAACTGTATAATTGTTCTTTCATAATACCTTCTATTTCTGGTATGTTTTCTTCAAATCGGTGTACACGTACTTCGTGATTACCAAAAGTACAATGCTTGGGAATAGTATAACTACCCATACCTTTATTTAATAAAGCCATTGCTTGACGTAATGAATGTATGTCTACCATAAAGGCATCTTTTAATTTACCTTGTTGAGAATCATTTTTTTGAAAAAAACTTAAACTATCAAAACTTCCAAAGTCACCTATTTGTACAACATAATCTGGTTTAGTATTTTTAATATGTTTACCTATCCAATAGAAACGATCTTTTGAAATATCAGGACTATCGTGTGTATCACCAATAACTAATACTTTATGACCTTTAAAAGAACTTATTTTAGAAGTGTTATTATTTTTATTGTTGTCCATATAAATGTTACTATTCCACCAAGAAATAGAATAGAACGAATTGCTCCTTTGCCAGTAGCCATTTCTTGTTTTAATTTTACAACTTCCATACGATTTTCTTTAACTTCAATCTCAATACGATCTAATGCTTTTGTAATCGCTACAACTTGAGATTCCCAATTAGTCATTTTTTCTTTAGAACTATGGCTAGTATTATTACTAGAATAACTA